GAAGTCACTTTCGTAATCTTCTGCCCGACTAAATCTTTATAAGCAGCCATGTATCTCCTTAATTATTCTTTAAGAGCCAACCTTGTGTGCTGTCTACGTAGACTAAAGTATTTCCTGCTCTTTCTGTTGAAACTGTTAATGGATCTGTTGATCCTGCAATTTTCTCTGTTCCGTTCTGATCAATTGTTAGAGCATTTGAATCAAATGTTCCTGCATAATCTATAAAAGAAATTTCATCTCCAATATTTCCAGCAGGTAGATCCATTTCTATTGCACCAGATGTTGTATTAATAAAATAACCTTCACCAGCAACTGCTGTAAAACCAGAAGTTTTAACTGCTTGCCATGAAGTACCACCTGATACTTCAGCAAAAGATAATTGACCAACTGCCGTTGTACCTGAACCTGTAATACTAGCTACTTTTAAAAATCTATCTGCTGTAACATTTCCAGTAGGAAATTTAAGTTCATAGCTCTGCGCAGAACTATGTGGTGGTGACGTAAGTTTAATCCCATGGGAATTGGACTCACAATTAAGCTGAATTGAACCTGGGTTTGTTGCACCCATTGCTTCAATTACACCAGTTCCTTTGGGTCTTAATTTTAAATTAAGATTTGAACCATCTCCAACTGCACCTATTTGTGGAGAATTTCCTGATGCAGCATTTGTTACATCTACATGGTTGATTGCAGAACTAGTTGTTTCAAAAATTAATTGCTCGTTTCCATTTTCATCTCTGATACCATGAGCATCATCGAAATCTATCATAAAAGAATTAGTGTCTAAATTACCACCTAATTGAGGTGATGTATCATCTACAACATCTCCACCGGTTTGAATTTCTATAATTTTTGGATTTGTTGTATCTGGATTACCAGATGCAAATACCAATTTAGTTGTTTTTGTTGTAGTAGAAAAAGTAAAAGTATCTCCTGAACCAGATACATATTTAAATTGAACTGTATAAGCACCTGATGTTGAATTTTTTAAAATATAAAAATTTTGAACATCATTAGGAATGGTTACAACTTGATTACCCGTAATTGTTCCTGTAAACTCAATCATTCTTGCTTGAGCTGTTCCAGTTAATGCACCATCAGCAACTGTTAAAGCTGTGGTATCTGCACCACCTGCTATTGAAACTTGTTTAAATCCACCCGCTATCTGTTCGATAAGGTCTAAGTTAGCATTTGTTTTTGTTCCCCATGTACCGGCATTTTCGCCAGTTGCCATTTTTTCTATACCAAGAGGTGTATATGTTGATGCCATAAATTTTTCTCCTATGCAGCGTCAGTATAACTTGTATTTGATCCAGTTGCAACATTGGAATAATTAGTATTCGAACCTGTTGAAACTCCGTTATAATTGGTATTTGAGCCAGTGTCAACATCTTGATAATGAATAATAAATGGAGATCCAACAGTTGCTGTCATTGTAAGCGTTGGTAGTCCAACTACTTGATCTTTAGGATCAATACTGCCAATAGCAGAACTAAATGATACTCCTGTTAATCCCATAAATTGATCTGGGACTTCTGGAATAGTTCCTTGTTCAGAAGTTATAGATATACCCGTTGTAGGTACAACTACTGATCCTGTTCCTTCAACAAAACCTACAGAAGATGTTATAGATAAACCTGTTGGTGCTACTGCATCATTTGGAATAACTACGGATCCTTGTTGTGATGTAACAGTAAGTGTAGGTGCAGTAATTTCAACAGCATTTTTTGCTGAAGCAGTTCCTAATGTAGATGTAATAGATAAACCTGCAATAGATACATCTTCGTTAGGAGCAACAGCAGTTCCTTGTGTTGATGTAATTTGTTGACTAGTTAATCCAACTGTTTGATCGTTTGGATCTACAACACCAATAGCCGCTGTAGCAGAAAGACCTGTAATAGATGGTGTAACATCAATGCTTACTGCTGCATAACCTTGTAGATCATTCATCAATAACCCATTAGGTTCAACCGTTACACCTATAACATTTGAAATTGTTCCAATCGTAGAACTAAATGATTGACCTGAAAGAGTTACAGTTGCGTTGATAGCAGCTGTTATAGAACCTACACTTGAAGTAATTGATAATCCAGTAGGTTGAGCAACCGCATCTGAAAGTTGACCCCATTCATCTTCTCCCCAAGATTTTGCGCCCCAACCTTGTTTTAAAGTTGTAGCTTCGTTCCAATTAGCCTGTCCCCAGGTTAATCGACCCCATCCTGATGAAACGTCGGGCATTTAACCCTCCTATGCTAATCTTATGATTGCGTTCGATGAATCGTTTGCAGGGAACTGAATTTCAAAAGTTCCGTTAGTTGCAGTTTTATTTGAACCAAAGGCAATTACACAAACAGCATCAGTAGTGTTTGAACCACCGGCTGTTGTTGTGTTGTAAATTAAAGCACCATTGGCTGTAAAAGAAGCTGATGTAAAAGAAACATCAGAAAAATCTGTAAATGCAGTTGTTGAAGTTAAACCAACTCCGGTATTTGTTAATGCAGCACCACCTGCAGTGTATGCAGATCCTGATGTATTAGAAATTTCTTCTGAAGTTGAATAGTCAGTTGTGGAAGCTCCTAAACTAGCATCAGAATCATATAAAGCTATTTTAAAAGTATCTCCACTATTTCCCGATGTATCTAAACTGTGCTTACCCTGTAAAAGTTCTTGTTTAAAACTTGAACATATTGCCGATGTTATTGCCATAATTTATCTCCTATTAAGGTGACTTAGATGGAATTGGTATTCTAACTGTTCCGTCCGTATAGTCATCTCTTTTACGTCTACCGAGTTGTTCTGAACCAAACTTCTCTACTTCTTGTTTATATTTATTTTCATATAATGTCAACACATCCATTGGTCCTTTTAAATATCCATATGCTTCAACCAAACAAGCATATAATAAACCATTTCCAAAGTATTGACTAACATAAGTTGTTGTATTTGAACCAGATAATCCAGTAGGAATAGCTTCATAATGTATTTTAAATACATAAGTGCTATCTGGTGCAGGAGCTAAAAATAATCTTCCTGAAGTAGTATCTGATACACCCGTTGCTCCACCAAACATAGCATAGTATTTTGGTTTACCTGTTGAAGTTTCTGCGGGAATATATTCTTGTAAATATGTTTCATCTTTTTTTTCTAACCAAGTATTTGTGCCTGTTGATGCAGAAGTAGAATCATAAACTTGTACACCTTTTACAAATAAAGTTTTAGCAGGAACATTTATAGTCGTTTGACCTGTAACTAAATTACCTGTTGATTGTTTTTTATAGGCATCAATTGGAACATCTCTTAATATTCTAAGTTCTGCATTTTCAATAAATTGATCTGTGATAGTAGCAGTTAAAACATTTGTATCTGTTTCAGTGTAACTTTGAATTGCTGTTGTTAATGTTGCGTAAGTAAATCCTGACATAATTAAGCCCTATCATTAATTGGTCCAATTGTACATTGAAAACCACCATTTGTTTCTGTGCTTGTAGCTGCATTAGTTAAAGTAACATTTACACCATCAAATGTAGTTACACCAGATTGAGTAGTCGTATTTAAAGATACAACTTTATAGGATCCAAAAACTTTTGCTCCACTTAAATGAGATGTGGCAGTTGTTTTTTTAGGAGAAAGACCTCTAAAAGAACAACTTGTTCCTCTAGTACATCCAGTTAACTGGTGTGTAGATCTTCCTGTATATTGTATAACTTCGTTTACAAAAAGACCTGTGTCTGAATCAATTTTATCAATAACTATAAAACCACTAGTTGGAAACTGAGATCCATCTGTTAGAGTTATAGTAGTGGCTGAATTACTTATATTACCATTTAAAGTAGTAGATAATTGTAAAGTATTTACTGCAACACCACCAACTGGAAATTTTACATCTTGAAATCTAATAAAATCATCCACAGATAAACTACCATTAGGAAAACTAATTTTTAATGTCGTATTTGAGGCTGTTGTAAAAGGATTATCGGGTAAAAAATCTTGTGTTGGAAATTCTGTTCTATCTGGTCTTGCAGTTAATAACCCCTGAGCATCTCCACTGTATCTAGTAGGGTTTAATTGTGGTTGTTTAGGTTCGTATTCCGAAACGTGGACAAAGGCTCCATTCCATTCTTTAACCATTTCATTATAAGGAAACTCCATACCAGATCTATCTGATATTGCTTTTGCATATTTTCCTCTAGATAGTTTAGACATTTGGATAATAAGTTTTAGGTGTTATGTAAGAACTTGAAGAAGAACCATCTTCTTGTAATGCTCTATTTAATTCATCTTCATATAACAATTTCATTTGTTGCACTAATTGAGGATTAAATTTTTGTGCTAAATAAAAAGCTAAACCAGATACCATACATGGAACAAATCTAAATGGTAAGTCTGTTGCATTAGTATAATTACCAACATCTTGAATTCTTTTAACGTAATAATAATTAATTTTATTACCTGCTTCGGATGAACCTGGTGTTAAATATAAAGTAATAGTTACTTTATCAATAAATCTTTGAACAAAATATTGTGTTGGCGCCCCTTCAGATGTTTTATTTGAAAGACCTTGATATGTAGATCTGTTTATTTTTGTAAGGGGACTATCAATATTTGAAGAATTTCTATAAGAAGCTTCTAATACATCATCCACACCGTAAACTGCTGTAGCATCTGAAGTCCCATCTCCAGTAGATCTAAACATAGTATATACAGATTGACCATCAGCTAATGTAATAGAATTATTTGCAACTTCCCAATAATGAAGTCCTCTGTTTCCCCACTCTTGAAACATTATATTTAAAGAACGTCTTGCAGTGCGTAACTGATTTCCAGATACACCTTGCATACCTATTCTTTCGTAAGCATCTTCTATTATTTCATCAATAGCAAAAGTCTTATCGAACGTTGCTGTTCCCGAAGTTGTATTAGCCATGAGCTTACGCTCCTGTTATAGTTACTGTAACACTTCCACTTGATCCAGTTAGATGAAATACTATTCCATCTTTAAATAAAATACCTGAACCAGGAACATATACTTCTAAACCCTCAGTGTTATATTTATATGTAGCCACTAAATTACCAGAAGTTGCAGCGCCTGCAGTTGCACAATCGTGAAACTTTAAAACAGAACTTGCTATTCCTTTTCCTTGAATAGAAGTAATTCTAGCTCTACCCGCTCTTGATAAAGTATTAGAACCAATAGTATCCATGTGTAATGTTTTCTGATCTGAATCCATATTATTCTCCTTAAAATTTATATGTGGGGCCGAAACCCCACATTAATTATTTATTATGCTTCTTTAGCAAATACACCTTGTACATCAACAATCGTCCAATGCGCTGTTGAGTTTAAAGATGCACATACCACAAAGTCACCAACTTTTGATGTAGATTTTGTATTAATAAGATCTTTATCATCTGTTAAAGATCCAGCATACAAAATACCATCACTAGCATTTGGACTAATAGTTAATGTATTAGCTCCATCTTGACCCGTATTTACAAAAGTAAACACTCTTCCGATAGAAATTGCAGGTAAAGTAAATACCACACCATCTGTAGATGATGTAAAAGTCTTACCAGAATCTGCGTTTGCTACTGTGTAGTTAGCTTGTTTGTTTTCTAGATTGAATCCAGTTAAACCTGCTTCGTTAAACTTACCTTGCAGTACTGGTCCTCTAAATAGTGTTTGTGCCATGATTATACTCCTAGTTATATCCACATAGTCTCTAGGCCGTCGACTATACCGCGTCTATGCAGAATGTTAATTTATGTATAGTGTAAATATTATATGTTATTTTTTAGTAGAGTGCAAGAGAGCCTACGGTATTTATGCATTTCAGCAATGTAGCTTTTGATTAAGTAGCTACAGAAACTTGTGGAGCTGCACCTACGACAGTATTCTGTCTATGGGCAATAGCTGCTTCTTCCAGCTTAATCTCGGTAATGACTTGTTTAACTTTGTCATCGATC